TAGCCAACCCCCACAGAACCGCTCCAAGATGGACCAGCACTACCTGATGTTCTTGTAGATGGAATTGTTGTTAAGCCGGCCACAACGTCGCAGTCCCTTGAGCCTGAAATCCAAATCTCGGAAACTTTTAATTCAAGTGGCGATGTGTGACCAAGTTGACCAGGTGCACCATCATGCTTTGGAACAGTGAAATAATGATTACCGTCAACACCAGCCTTAGAAAAACCCACCTTTAAAGGATATTTTATGTCTTTGTTGACGATTGTAATCCAGCGTGTAACATATGGAAATTTTACAACTTGAGCGGGTCGATTGATGCTGCCTGTATTGCAATTGATGGCACCACTAGCAAACGGTATACCACTAACTTGATAAGATGGAACATTATTCAGACCAACTTCCATTTCCCATGATTTTTTAAAATTTTTAAAATTACCCACTTAAGACTCCAAATTTAGATATATTCAATATAAATAGTAAGCTATCAGTTATATATACATGCTTAGCCTACACCCGAAGAACCACTCCATGATGGCCCTTTCGTAGTAGTTGTTCTGGTAGCTGGAATCGTAGTTAACCCAGCTAACACATCTACGTTAGTTGATCCAGAAATCCAAATCTCAGAAACTTTTAGTTCAAGTTGGTGACTAGTAGCCAGCAGGCCCGGGGCGCCGCCTAACTCGGGCACGGTAAAAAAGTTATTTCCTTGAATACCTGCTTTCGAAAAACCTACTTTAACTTCTCTTGAAATGTCATTATTAACAACCGTAATCCATCTTGTGACATACGGAAATTTTATTACTGTTGGTGTGACAGAATTACAATTTATTCCCCCACTTACAAAGGGCCGGCCGGAAACTTGATAAGATGCAACATTATTTATTCCAACTTCCATTTCCCATGATTTTTTAAAATTTTTAAAATTAGCCATACTAAAAACTCCAATTTTTAACTATACTCAATATAAATAGTGTCTACTTTTTTCTATAACGCCTTTCTTTAGCGCGAAGGCGCTTTTGCTCTTGACGGGCGCGTAGTCTGCGAGCTTTTTCGCTCTTCTTTCTTTTGGCAACTGACGGCTTTTCATAGTAACGACGACGACGAACCTCATCAAGAATACCTTCTTTTTTTGTTTTTCTGACAAACTTTTTAATCATTCTATCCGTGTTTCCACGACATTCCTTGGCAGTGACTTTAAAGTTACATTGTTTTTTCATTTCATTGCCTTCCAGATTTGAGAAGCACCACCCATAATTGAACTAATATCTACGCCAGCATCATTAGAATTTCCCAAATCTACAGAGCCGGGCTTTGCTTCTGCGGATTCTTGGGAGGACATCGGTGTTGTTCCTTCGAACAAGTCTACTCCGTTGTATGCATCATTGCCAATCGCATCCATCATCTTTCGTCTGTGTTCTTGTAGTTTTTTAGTAGCTTCTACGTTTTTCTTTTTTATTTCTACTTGGTTGGTAGTATTTTGTTTTCTAGTTTCCACTATTGTGTTGCCCTTGAGTCCAATAGCAACTTCTGAAACCACACTTGACAGGACGCCCTCTTCGAGAAGAACTTCGTTGATGCACTCTTTGACAATTGGTTTGATTAATTTTTTTAGATCTGATTTATTCATTTGGTTTCCATTTGATTAGTTTATGATGGTGCCGACAAAATTGCTCTCACTTGAGGGTTATTAGCGGCTTTTTTAATATCTGCTTGGTTCTTTTTAGTTTGTTTATCCATTTCTTTCAAGTTAATGTTATTGTTGATCCAATCAATTTGTAACTTAGCAATACTTCTTGCAGCTAAAAGTTGTTGATCAGCTAACTTATAAATATTGTCACCTATGACTTTTTCCCAAAATGATAATAAAACAGAGCCAACAATATATTTTTGATGGTCGGACTCCAGCGAATCAAATACTTGCTGAGTTCTTCTCTCTAAACTAGTATTGAATCCAGCCTGAGCTTGTTCGCTAAGTGCGTCGATGTTTAAATTAAACAACATTTCTCGATTTGAAGAGCTTCCAAACCCTGTAATTCTATCTAAAAGTGCTGTGACGCGGTTAGCACTTTTTACGCCTAATTGTTTAAGAAAGTTTCTTATAGAATTATATGATCCTGATACCATTGATGCAACAAAGCTGTTTATGAGTGGTGTAAATTTTTCTTTTGATACAGAATTCAATGCAGTTTGATATACTTCGGGGTCTTTATCTTTTAAGTTTTTAATTATGTCAGAATCTAATACTGATAACATCTCTTCAGGTGATGATGTTTTTTCTATTTCACCTTGAGTTCTTATAACCAGGGCTGCTTCTTCAGCCGCATCTGAAACTTTTATTTCTGGTTCTTCTGTGGATTTAACAGGTATTCCTGGTTTTTTCATACCTTTTAAACGATCACTTGGTCTTGTTCCCATCCCAAACTTTTTTAGAGCATTCCCAATGGCTCCTAGTGCATCCACTTCGGAAATATTACCATCGGTCTTGCTTTCAACCAAATAATTTTTCCATGAATCGTGAAAGCTTTTGGGCTCACTCATCATTTAAAACCTCATTTAAAAGTCTGTTTATCTTATCGGCTTTGGTGAATACTTTGTTTTGATAGTCTTTAGCTTCTTTCATCATAAATGCACCAGGTGTGGAAGGCTCAGAAACAAAATCAAAACAAATTAATTGAAAATCATCTTCTACCACAGTGTTTCCTTGTGATTCTGAAACAGAACCCATACCGCGAGATGAAATTCCTATACTAACGCCGGCGCTTACAAGCGATTGCAAGACCTGTCCTGACGGGGTGTCAAGAACTTTTGCCTTGCCCATTACATTTTTACCGTCCCACCATACATCAGTCATCATGTGAGATGCGTTCTTGAGATTGATAACAGAGTCTTCTGGGTGATCTAGTTCTCCAAGTGCCCGACGTTCTTTTACTAATTTAGAATAGTTAATCATTTCGCGCTTAAGCACATGTTCGGGATATACTCGACCATTTCCATTAACAGTATCAGCTTTTTGAATAATTCCAGTAAGCATCATTCCGCCACTGGCTACAAAGCGCTTTTCGTCCTCAGTTAATAGGTCTTGGCATACACCACCATCACAAAGTTCATAATACTCTCTGAGTAGCTTCTGGCTCATAGCTAAGATCCCTTGCAGCAGCGTCTAACTGGCTGAAGCATCCACTTATTAATCCATAAATTATTCATTATTAGTCTCCGTATTGGTTGAAATTTGTATTCCATGATCTCCGAAGACCATGTTTAATATATAGGATGTTCCTGAAGATAACCATCCAAGCAAGAAAAAGTTAAATACAGAAACTTCAAAACTAAATAGTTCCGTAAATGGCGAAAGAAACATCAAAAACCAACCCACATGAAAGCCCATGCACATTGGACACTTGAACAATTGCCCGAGGCGGCCTTTAGTTGGTCTTATGTCTTCAAAAATTTTACCGTATACTATAATTTGCGTCAATCCATACGCACATAGCACAAATGTTATTAGTTCCAATTTAACTCCTATATTGTGTACAAGTAACTTAAAGAATACGGATCACGTATGTATCCTTTTCTTATGGAACCTTTCTCGGTGGACTGGGGAACTTCACCTAACTCTGTGGAGTCTTCTTTGTCTGGGTGAACAAATTCGTCGTCAGTTACTGAAACGAATGCTTCCATTGATTCAAAGTATGGTCTTTCTTCATCGATAAATTTAGATATATTTATAAGTGTCATCTTGGCAGTGCTCAGATCTTCTTTGAAAGACTCTTGCAAGGTTGCTTCAAAAGCTCCACAAAAAGATGAAGCTTGTATCGACTCGGGTATCACAAGTCCTTTTTTTCGTAAATGTGTAAATAATCTATTTTGAGCACCATAAACCAAATCACTTAAATTCTCTTTAGGAAAAGCTACAACTTTATTGGTCTTAGGTGATAATACTATATCAATGTCTCCGTGATCAAATATCATAAGATCACCGTTTGCAGCTTTTCTTAAATCCATCTCAAGACGAACAACAGCAGATTGATTTCCGCGTCCAATTTTAATCGTTAGAGGCATTGTTATATATTTCCTTTACCAAGGCTTGTGTTTTTAATACAGACAATAAAACCTCATCAGATACATTATCATTGGTATATGATTCTAACTTATTAACAACTTTTTCGGTTTTTTGATACATGTCCGTGTCATTGTTTATTTCTTCAACATCTTTCATAGATAATGTTAAGGCTTCTTTTAAGCGACCAATTTCGTCATTTAAGAACATTTTTAACCCAAGAGCGTTGTCGGTGAAAGACATAATATAGTGAGTTAACAATTCTCTTTGTTCGTCCAACAGTTCACCTGAATACTTATTGTTAAATTTTTCAACGAATGTGTTGATGACCAAGTTATCCATATTCATAGTTGTTTCTTCTTCGGACTGATTCGACATTGAATTAATTACTTCATTTTCTAATAATACTTTATCTTTTGGCGAAGTTTTAATTGAAAACATTTGATCAATTGTAGCAAGAGTTTTATAGTTTGGAACAAAATTGTTAAAAATGTCGGAATCAATTTGTGTATTAATGTCTTTAATTACTGCTGACTGTGCTTTAAAAAGACCGGTGGGGTCAATGAAAGTTTTTTGCATCTTAGTTTCATTTAGAATTCTTCTAGAGTCCTCTACACTTAAACCTTGATTTTCAGACAGAGATTGATAGCATTGCAAATCTTTTCTCAAAATAGAGTTTAAACCAAAATGTTCATTTACAATAGAAACTACTTTTTGTTTTGTTTCATGATCGCCTCTTAAAATAGCTGCGGTTGCTTCTTTTATAAGAGCTTCGTAAACAAGTGCGGTGTTCCTTTTTTTATTGTGTTTTCTTTTCATTATCATTTTGCTCCATTAACATGTTATTATTCTCAAGGCTTTCTATAATATTGCGCACTGACTCATTGACATTGAACAATTTTATCTCTTCATTTTGCTCTTTCAAATTATAAATAGGATCTTCTTGCTCATAAATACCTTTTGCTATGCTTGGTATACTATTGATCTCCGAGCCTGGGAATACATTTCTCATAGTGGCGCTGCTTTTTTCAGCACTACGTTTGGCGGCGTAGTTCTTGATTCTAGGGCCACTGTCGCTTCTTCTATCAAAATCAACTGGCTTGTATGTGCCACCTTTTTCATAAGTCTTAACATCACGCGATCCTGGCGGGACTGCTAATAGAGGTGAATCATCTGCACCACCCGCTGCGTCGGGACTATCGCCCCCAGCGGCCGGCTCTGCGTTGCCTGCTGGCATTTCTTCGGGCCCGCCGGCGCCAGGATCTGCCGGGTCCGTTGATAGATCACCACCAAGACCGCCTCCGAGGTCGGCACCAAGACCACCACCTAAGCCGCCGGCGGCATCTCCCGCAGCAGCTTGTTCAGCAACTGCTTGCAACGAAGCATCTTGTTTTCTATCGTAATACATTTCACGCTGATTTCGTATAAAGTCTTCGTAAGACATTCCAAAAATATTTTCAGATACCCATCGACGACTAAAGAAGCCTTCTGTTGCAGAAGCAGCGATATCAAACTTCGCTTTCCAATGTTCGATTTCTTGAAGTTCAGCAATCTTTGATGGGTTGTTAAGCGACAAAGAGAATGAAAGCAAATCATCACCACGGAACCCAAGAGTGTAAAGGTGGATAATACCAATCTTTTCAAGCTCAGCGATGATAACCCGTTGAAGTCTCTGGATTGTTCTTGCAAAACGAATATCTTTTTGAGCAAGAGTTGTTTTATCTTCACCTGCACCTTCTCCCATAGCAAGATATGCTTGAGGAATTTTTAGCGCGGAAAAAAGCTTATCACGAAGATATTTAATGTCATCAATTTGAGTAGTGTTCTGACCGCCAGCAAGATTAGTAATTTCTGTAGCCGAGCCGGCACGAACAGGAATGAAATAATCTTCCTCAATTGACATTGGGTTATATCGTAAATCTACTCGACCAGAGGTGGGATCTACCACAGAGTGTCTTTTAAGTTGAGTAACAATTTTTTCCATATATTGTTCAACTTCTTGTGGGGGGACAGCACCAACGTCAATCTTAAATACTCGGCGTTCCGAAGAGCGAACAACTCTATAGGCCATCATTGCATCTTCCATAAGTGTCAATTGTCTCCAAATACGGCGCGCAGGCTCAAGGATAGATGTGCCGTATGGGGCATATTTATCGTTGCCCAAAACTCGAAAATGCGCAATTTGCCAGTTCTCAAACGTCATGCCAGCAGAGTTCCACTGATATTGAACGTAATTTGGGTTAGTAGAGTCTTGGCCTTCCAGCCTTTCAATTTCTTGGATTGGTAAAGATATAGCTGATTTGATTCCATGTGTTTCATCTATATCTAAATACAAGAAGAAGTCTCCATATTTACACATGGTTCTTGACCACCCAAACAGGTTATACTGTAGATTCAAAATGTTATCGTAAAGTAGCGCAAGAACTGCTCTTATTTCTTCGTTCGAACATTTTATGTTGAGCATAGGTTTTAAGTCAGAATATGTTGTCATCTCGTCTGCATAAATATCCATTGTCGAGGCGATCTCTGGCATATATTCCATTTGGTCAAAATCAACGTAGCGCTCAGAACGACGTTGGTTGGCAATTGCATTTGTGGCTATGTTGTCTAACGGGTTGTATAACGACTTTTTAAATTGTTGACCAGAGGCTGATTTAAACCGAGAAGAGTATTTATCTAAATGTTGTCTTCTAATTCTTCGGCCGGACTGTGAACGATAATTTACTATTGGACCAGAAAATAATCTTGTTAACCTTTTAAACAGCTCTGATTGTTGATTTGCTGGGTTGTTTCCGTTTTTTCTTCTATTGTCTGCCATTTAGTTTCTCACTTTATAATCCACTTATATTGATCATATAAGCTTTTAGCTTCATTCATTTTATCAAATATATTCTCTTTTTTGTAGCCCTGTTGACCTTTAATTTTTGTATTCATAGTAGTTTTAGTGGTAACAATTGCATTAACAAAAGCTTTTTGATAATTTAAATCTCTGGCACTTGTTTGTAATGCTGTGTCTCTAACCCAGCATCCTATTGCTAAAGCCATTATTAAATCATCATGATAGCCTTTCATCGCTTGTGGCTTACCGTTCCTCCAAATAAAAGTCTTCATTTCGTTAATTGTTCGAGATGAATATATCGTAATTAGTTTATTTCTGATAAACTCTTCCAATTTCGCAACTATAAGTGGTCGAGTTTTCATAGATGTAGTAAATCCAGCCACCGCGGAGCTTCTTGTTTCAGCTTGATGTTGCTCTATATACTCATGTGTAGACTTGACAGAGTAATACAAATTTGGATATCCATATTCAACGAGTTTATCGAGGACCGTGTAACCGATGTTATTGTTCTCTACCACAAGCATCGCATTTCCAAATTCTCGCCCTACTTGGTTCAAGAAGTTTGCATACATGTCTGGCGTTGGTTTACCTTGATACTCGCCTACTATTTCGAGAGTTTCTAATTTAATCATATGCAATGTTGAATAGTCTGCGCCGTCACCGCGAGAGACATCTGCGACAGCAAGGTAGTTGCAAGATGGATCAAACTCTTCCCATATCCAAAAATTTCTATCAAATCCAGTTCTATGTTTGGGTTCTTTTACGTTTTCTAATAACCATTTCATACAATCAGGATCTATAACAGTTTCACCAGATGTATTGAAGTTGCATTCAAGCTCCTGTGCAATCTGGCGCTTGGACATATTTTTTGTTTCTTTTTTATACCAAGCTTCATCTCTATCGGGGTGAACATCCCATGGAAGCGTTGTTAGATTAAAATTGTTAGCGGCACTTTCTGCATCTACGCAAGTTTTGTGAAACCAGTTACCTACGCCATTGGGAGTTGATAATGCGATACAACGACCACCAGTTGACAGTGTAGGGTATAGACCTGTCCATAATTCCTCAAGGCCTTCAATATGAGCGGCCTCGTCGAGAACAAGCAAAGACAATGCCTCGGAACGACCAGCATCGCCGGAGGTAGAGGCAGCCTTAATGGACGAACCGTTTGACAACTCAAAGGACGTGCGGTTGTCAACTGAGATGGTTGCAATGCGGATCCACTCAGGTAGATTCTTCATGATACTTTTAACTTTTTTAACCAAGTTGCCTGCAGTTGCAAATTTGGTAGCCATGACAAGAATGGACTTATCGCGATGAAAAAGCATAAGCCAGGATATATACCCCGCTGTAATAGTTGATATGCCCAGCTGCCTTGCTTTTAAGATTACATTAAATCGATAATCATTGAAGTCTTGCAACAGTGTATCTTGAAAGTCGTAAGTGTCAAATAATATTAGACCTTGTAATGGGTGCGATATTCTTGCGTATGTTTTCAAAAAATAAGCTGGATCTTTTCCACACTTAAGTATTTCTTTTACTTGTTGTTTTTTATCTAACTGAAAGGGCATTAGTCATTTGAAGATTTTGGTCTGGTGTCGTTGTCGGGACGCTTGCCACCGTCACCAGTCCAGCCGCCTTGTGAGATGAACTTCTCCCAATTAGCTTCAGGCTTTGTATCTGCCTCTGCTGATACTGCCATCTCTTCATCGAGCCCGCCAATCCGATAATGCAATTTTGCAGTAACCCAAGATCGAACACGTGAAGAGTTTTCTACACGAACATCAATCTCGCCGTCCTTGGTTAAGGTTATTGATTCTCCACAAATTTTACGATACTCTTTTTTCAAAAAAGTAACAATGTCGGCCATACGTTGTTCGACATCAGCTTCAAAACCATTAGCATAAACCTCTTTAAGTTGAACTTCGGACATATAATTTAAGCACATCATATTGCCAAAAAACTTTACACCGAAGCCATCCATTACTCTTTTGTCAAGAATCGGATCGCCTTCTTCCCTTTGGAGGCCGGCCTTAATCGGCTCTCCATTTTCATCTAAAGCGCCATCATACGCATTAGCTGCTGCCTGTGAAAGACATTGAACTATTTCATAAACTGTTGCCATTATTTGGTCTCCATCCTTTTAGCCATCGTTCTTCTCTACCTTCAACATATTGAATATAACATTTGCTGCAACATTCAAACTTTATTAAAGAAACA